TCATCCAATCGCGCTTGCGCTTGGCCCGCTCTTCCTTTTCGGCGTTGATCTCGCCCACAATCCTCGTGCGCGTGGGCCCATCAGGCGGGAACAACTCCTTCATGGCCCGGGACGCGAAGTCCACACAGGCCTCGGCCATGATCGGGTGGACAACCTTGGAAGCCCCCTGGAACTGAGCGCCACCAGGTGCGTCGTTGCCCATGCCGGTGCGCTTCAAGCCCTCTTCGTACTTCTTGTCCCGATCCTTACGCGCTTCCTTGTCCTTGTCGATCAACTCCAGGTAGCGCATCGCGATACTGGACAACTCGATGTTGCTGATCTTCTCGGCTAGGTTCTCGTAGAAGTCGCTCTCGCCCTCTTCGTCTTGACCGCCGATGGTCACCAAAGCGCCCCCGTCGGGCTGCTCGACGATGTCCATATCGTCCGGGGGCATATCCACCATAGCGCCCCCATCAGGCATCTGCGTGATGCCGTCAATGAATCGACCGAACTCAGGGTCTGTTGGAAACTCAGTGGCCATGTGCCGCCCCTTGACAATTGTTTAATGCCGGGTGTAACATCGAAGCATGAATGTCACGCTCCAATACCCCTATGTGGTTGAGCCGTTTCAGGACGGCTGGGAGGTGTTGTTCGTCCGCACCGACCGGCCCTATCGCGTCGCCGAGTTTTGCTCTCGGGCTGACGCGCTGAACTTTGTCAACAAGAAGAACCGGGATTGGACGCTTGAACATGATGCGTGGCTTGAGGCTACTGCGTTGATTTCTCGCGCTCGCGGAAGAGCCGCGCCTCACCCTTTTTCAGTCGCTCTCGCATCGCTACGGAAGCGGCTGAGGGCTCTCCTGCGCCTTCCTTAGCATAGTCTGCCCTCGGGATGTAGGTTGTGTCCTTGGTCGGGTGAACGCGCCCGTACCGCAGGTTTGCGCCCTCCCCAAGAATCGTCTTGGCCGCCTGCGTGGCCTGAACCAATTCGCCGGGCATGCCCTTGACCTCTTTGAATGGGAAGGGGTACACCACCACACCACCCAAGCGGGGGTTGTGCGCCACCACCATGTCGCCGCCCAGCATGCGGCCCAACTCAATCGCCTGCTCGTTGGACAGGGTTCCCTTGCTGGGCTTGATCAGCACCGCATTGGCGTCGGCCATCGTGTTGGACAGCATCGGCAGGAACCGGTGTGCGGCCACGCTCTCTTGACCCAACTCCTTGCCTGCCTGCGAGATGTCACGGCGGAACGCTTGATTCTTGGCCATCGACCCAACTGCCGGAACATCCACGGCCACCATTGGGTTGGTCTCTAGTTGGCGCACGCCAAAATCATCCGGGTCGTTGAAGTACACCCCCTGCCCGGGCCGCTTGGTCGTCCTCTGGCCACCTACCGTGGACATCGATACCGGAGCGCCCTCACCAGAAATCAACCGGCGGGTGGTCGTCTCCTGCCAGTCGCGGGGCTTGAACTTGGCCAGGTCGGGGGCCACAGCCTCCATCGTCACCGTTGCGGGCGTGAACGGCCTGCGAGAGGCCGCCGTCATGGTGTTGAGCCCGCCCCGAACCTTGGCCGGGTTTGCCGCACCAGCGCCAAGCGCAATGCTGCCCAGAATCTCTGTAATCGGGGCCTCGTTCTCGCCTAGCAGCCCAGCCTCCTGAGCCTTGCGGATCAGGTGCGCACTGCCCAGCGTCGGCTCCTCAGACGACAGCGCCGCCTTGGGCTGGAACCCCAGCGTCTTGCCAGAAGGGTCGAGCACACTGGCGGGCTTGCGCAAAGCCGGAATCTGCTCCTGGGCGATGTCCACCCCACTGGCCAGCAGGTTGAGCAAGTCCGACCCGCCCCCTGCGGTTTGCAGGCCGATGCGCTTCAGGATGTCCGCCCGGGCCGCTGGGTCGCTCATCAACATCCTGAATTCTTTTCCCAGTTGCTCCCGGCCCTTGCCCATGAGATTGGCAAACGCCTTGCGCGTCAGAGGATCGACCGGAGCATCGGGAGCCGCTAGAGGCTCGGCATAACCGCCGCCATCAAACCGCTGCACCCCTCCGCCCTTCTTGTAGAACGGCGCGGCAATCCTGGCCTCGCTGTCCGTCACATCAGGCCGGGTATCCGATAGATTGACCGCCCCACCGACGGCCTTGTACTGCTCTAGGCCTGCTTTCAGGCGTGCGCTGAATGAATCCACATTGCCTCCTTCTGCAAAACCCGCCTTCTGGAGGTGGGTGAGGTATTTGTCCGTGATCAATTGCGACGGCAGGCCAATACCCTTTTCTCCTAGCGTCCAGTCGTAGTAACCAGGCGCACGGCCCTTGCTCTTGACAAACCGGTCGTAATAATCGCGCATCGCAATCTCGCCGGGCGCTGGCTTAAATACCAAGCCCCTGTCTTCGCCCTGCAAAATGATCGGAAACCCGGGATGCAAATCTGGGCGCTGTTTGACTTCGCCGGACAAAGTAAACAGGCGCGGCCCCACCGAAAAGGTCGGGACATCGCCGCCAAATTCGGGATGCATCAACAGCGGCTCGGTTTCGCGCTTGAGAATCTCCGTGGGCTGGAAGATCACGCCCTTGCCGCTCTTCTCGCCGCCCAGCGCCACACCGCCCTTACCAGGAGCCACGCCCTGGCCCATCATCAGATCGGCCAACAAAGCACGCTTGTCGAAAGTGTCGGCCTTCTGCCAAATCTTGGGGTCGCGGATGTCCGCCCCTTCCCCAAACTTCAGCGCCAGGTTCTTGTTGATCTTTTCGGCCAGTTCGTCGGAGAGTTTGCCCTCCTTCATTGCGTCGGTGAAACCTTTGCGCAACTTATTGAACACCAGCGGATTGGTCTTGAGTTGATCGGCCGACCCCAACAGGGTTGACCATAGTGTGTTCTCGTCAGACTGGCGGATCAGCCCACTGGCCGTCGGCTTGTTGCCCACGCCCCAGACCGCTCCCTCATAGATGGGGTCAACCTGCTGAAGGCCGGGGAACATGGCCCCGCCGATGTTGCCGCCGCCGACTCGGGTGCGGTCAGACTGCGTGACCTTTAGAACGCCCTTGCCTTCGACATTCATGCCGCCAAGAGCCTCGGACATCTTCATAGGCTCCGTGGCCTTGATCACATCAGCCGCCCGCCTCCCGGCTGCTGCCCGCTGCGCCGCGCTGGCTGCGTCCTCGCCCTTGGCCAGCATCTTTAGAACATTCAACGCCCCGCCTGCTTGCATCCGCACAGGGCCACCACGGCGCTTGGTGATATCGGGGTTTGTCACATCGAAGGTTCCACGGTTGCCGATCTCGGACTTGACCTTGCGCGGGTCATAGATACCCAGATTCTTTGTGCCGCGCTCGGCGGAGTAGAACGAATCGTAGCCCCCTTGCTTGATCAGCCGCTGGATGTCTGGGTGCTCCACCGATGGCCAGTTGTGCTCGAACAGGCCCATCGCCTCAATCTCGTCCATGACCTGTTGATTACCGGGGAATCGCTTGCGGGCCATTTCCCTGAGATGCCTTATGTGAGCCGGATTCTCGTAATCAAATGGATTCTTGACCTGCACACGGACAGGCATTGTTTGAGTGCCCGCCTGGAATTTGTCACTGCCTTGTGATGTTGTGAAATTATTGAGCGCAAAATCTTCGGCGAATTTGGCTTCGGGCGTTACAAACACAGCCTGCGATTGACCGCCAGGCAGAAACTGTTTGAAGTCCATCCCCGTCGCGTGATACATCCGGCGAGGGTCTTTAGATTCAGCCAGGAACTTGGCCTTGTTGGCCTCTCGCTGGGCGGCTGGCAACACCTCCTGAGTGCCCTTCACGGCAGACAGTGCGCCTTTGATTACCTTGCCGTAGTCCGCCATACAGTCCCTCACTGGGCGTAGGGATTGACCCGCGCCTGTTGATTCTCGATCACATAATCATCGTCGTCATCATATCGGGGCTCTGGATCGATGTCGAGGAACCCCATGTCCTTGAGCAGCCGCATGGCCTGCGTGGCCGAGTCCACATAATCGTCGTGGCTCGAATCCGGGAAACTACATATCTGGCTCAAGAACCCCTCGCACCAGTCCTTGACCATCCCGTTGCCACGGTCAGACTCCGGCAGCCACACCCGCCCAGCAGCAAAGATGGCCGCCGTGATCTGTAGGCGCTGCATCTTGTCCGCCCGCCCGGGGTTGTAGCCCCGCACAGGCAGGTGCGCCTTCTGGAGTTCTTGAATCAGCGAGATGCCTGCGGCTTTCTCCTCTACCAGGATCAGGTCGGGGCGCTTCATCTCCTTGCCCTCGCCGTAGGACACCTTCCACTCGTCCAGCACCTTATCCTTGAGTTTGGGGAAGGTCAGGTGCTCGGCCCAGCAGTCGATCAGCAGCACGCTCATGGGGCCGTCCATAGGCTTGAACACGCCCCAGGTCGTCATGGCCGTAGGGTCGTTGTGCTCCTTCTCGCTGAAGGCGCAGTCATAGGACTGGACGATGAACTCGAACTTCGGGAAGGCCCTGCGGGCGGGGTACAGGCGGAACATGTCCCGGGAGACGACCTTGCCGTCCTCCAGGTCAACGATCGAGCCCATCACCTCCTGCTCGTACAACTTGGTGCCCTTGTACTGCTCCAGTTGGTTTCTGAAGGTGGGCGCCAGGTTCTCGGCGTTGTCGTAGGTGCTGGCGCGGTCGATGATCACATCCTGGCCCTCACGCCCCACCAACTCCAGGATTAGGTCTTTAGGCCTCGGGGTGGTGGTCACGATCACCTTGGGGCTGTCGCCCAGGCGCAGGCCGAACTGCATCATGTCCCAGGCCTCTTGGATGTACTGGAAGGCCGCCAACTCGTCGCACCAGGCAAAGTGGAACTGAGGGCCGCGCAGGCGCTCGTAGGAGTCGGCCGAGATGCCCCGGATGATCGAGCCGTTGACTAAATTGATCTGGTGGTCTTGCTTGTTGTAGTCGGCGATCAATTCTTTCGGGATAACCGACAGCAGGCCTGATACGCCCTCGAAGCAGGTGAA